AATGGCTTACCGACCATCCTGAAATCCGTGATTGTTTGGATCCATTTGGCCAAATTCATTTTACTCTGCATTACTGCGAGCAAATCGTCACCTAAGATAAGGCAGCGAGACCAGTGAACGTGTTGGAACCGTAAACTGGTGATGAAAATGACCATGTTGAACACGGAATTTCGGAAGGTGGTGGCGGTTGTGCCTGTCGGAAGTTGGTGCTTGAGCCAAGCTTTGAGCCCGGACTGTGGGATGTAGACCTCGTACTCCTCGGAAGATTCGATCATTATGTTGCGAATCCAGGATGGTAGGTGTAAGATATCCAGCATGCGGTCGATAAGGGGGGCAACGTCTTCGCACTGTTCTCGGTCGTTGCGGCTGAAATCACACTCGACGGCGTTGGTGCCTTTGACGTCGCGGGTGAGATGTTCAACTAGAACAGTGTCAGTGGTTTTGTAACCGAACTTGACGTGGTGGCCCATAACGTCGGTTCCGTGGTTGTCGGAATCGGTTAAGGCTACCAGTCTCTCCATGGCTATCATCATAGCAGGACCCGTAATAGCGTTGTGTGCGTCGGAACCGACGTAAACAGCACGGGGACCCCACTCTGTGTCGCCTCGTTTGAGGAGTGGTTCGAGTTTGACCATGATGGTCTTGTTGCGTATATCGCGCATTGTTGCTTCAGGGATGTCTAACCATGCTTGTTCCATACGTGTCCTCTTTGCCGGATCGAATTTTGCTAACCAGCGTGCCCGGTCTACGTCGTTTTCATCCCAATCCATGAACATGCCTGCAGCATGGGATCGGAGCGATTCGACGATACGGTACGCTTCCGCGCGGTTAGATGGCTTAAAGCCTTCGCCTTTCTTGTAGACGAAATTGCAGCGTTTGTTGAATGCTGCTAAAGCTGAAGCCGGGTCATTGCTTGTCACAATCGGGATTTGACCGTGTAAGACAGGACCGAGGATGTTAATGGGATCCTCGATGGTGTCTAATTGTGGGTCGATGTTGTGAATCCTGTGCTTGACCTTGATTTCGAAATCTCGGATGGGGATCACCGTAGCCCTGGCGCCTATGTCTAAATCGGAGTATTCTGTTCCGTCTGACAAGTTAACGTGCGGCCGGGTTCCACCAGCTCCATTGCGAATCCGGGCGTTGCGATTGCAAGCCGAATGGAGCTGGCGGCCAAGG